ATGGCTTTAACTGAAGTGTGGCTGAAAGCTAATAACGGCAAGGCACGTGATAAAGTTGAAGAAATAGCAGATCGGGACTCAATGAGTGTCAGGATCTCACCTAAAGGGAAAATTGTTTTTCAGCTTCGGTACCGTTTTGCTGGAAAAGCCGAACGCTTAGATCTGGGCACCTACCCTCATATGTCACTCAAAGATGCACGCATGAAAGCTGGCGAAATGCGGTCACTTTTAGATAAAGGAATGAATCCTAAAGTTGAGGTTCGTGTACAGCAGCAAAAATACATTGATGCCAGCACATTTGAAGAAGTTTTTAATGACTGGTATGAAAGTTATTGCCTGAAGAAGAAAACTTCTGCCCAGCAAATTAGGAATACCTTTGAGCAGCATGTAATTCCTGAAGTTGGCGATTTACCAGTTGATCGCATTACTTTACAGCAATGGTTGGCCTTACTTGAAGAGTTGGCGGATGATGTGCCTTCAATTGCAGATCGCGTATTAACGAATGCAAAACAGGTTCTGAAGTGGGCCAAAAAAAGACAACTACTTGAAGTAAATGTTCTATCTGATATCTATGCTAAGGAAGATCTAGGTATAGAGCGAAACAGAGGAACAAGATTTCTTTCTGATGAAGAAATTAAGATGGTTTTGATGGCTATTGAAGAATCAAATATTTTGCCTAAAAACAAAATTTTCTTAAAACTATGTTTAATGTTTGGCTGCCGTAATGGTGAGCTTAGAAAAGCTAAAAAGACAGATTTTGATTTAAATAGAAAGGTCTGGATTGTACCGGTGATTAACAACAAGACTGGTAAGAAAACTGGTCGTGAAATCATTCGCCCTATTTTGCCTGAAATGGAGGCATTAATTGTTGAAGCTTTTGAATATAGCTCATGTGAGTATTTCTTAACGAATGATAGTGAAGAAACACCTATGAGTCATGGATCCTCTAATTCATTACCTGGTTACTTAATGGAGCGACTCAGAAGACATCATGACTATCATATGAAGCATTGGTCTCTTCATGACCTAAGAAGAACAGCACGTACTAATTTCAGTGCTTTTACATCGCGTGATGTAGCACAACTCATGATTGGCCATGTAATGTCAGGTGAACAAGGTACTTATGATTATTATGAATATTTACCTCAGCAAACAGAAGCATATGCAAAGTGGTTGGATAAATTAAAGTCTCTAACCAATAATTAGGGTTTACCCTTTTAGAATTGCAGAATTTCCGACCAAATGCGCCAGATACTGCGTCAATTTTTGACTTCTATTTGTTTATCCACAGCTTTTTAAATTTGAATTTAAGCTCATCTCTAGAATATCATCTTGAATATGTTACAAAATCAAGCTAGGGGAAACTTATGAGCGAAATTGCACCTTCCATTATCAAGATAAAGCCATTCCTTCAAAAAAGTTTTGTTTTATCTGAGGTTATGTCTATCAAGCTAGTTGTACCATCAACTCACATGCTTGTCCCTTATGCTTTAGAAAAGATTTCCGCTGGCTTCCCCTCTCCAGCACAAGATTATGTCGATAAAGCGCTCGATATGAATGAGCACTTAATCAAAAACGCAACTTCAACGTTTATTGTCAAAGTTGCATCACTATCAATGCTCAATGCGGGTATAGATATTGATGATGAATTGATTGTGGATCGTAGTCTTGATGCAAAGCACGGCGATATCGTTATTGCACTAATTGACAATGAATTCACAGTTAAACGTTTAATGATCGATGAAAAAGGCCAATGGCTTAAAGCAGAAAATCCTGAATATAAAAATATTTATTTAGCGGACGGCCAAGAACTGATTATCTGGGGCGTTGTCACTCATATCATTAAAATGACACGGCATTAAGTCATGAAACATGAGAACAAAGTATTTTTTCTCATCGATGTAAATAACATGTACGTTTCATGTGAGCGAGTCTTTGACCCGTCTTTGAATGATAGACCAGTTATTGTTTTGTCAAATAACGATGGGTGCGCTGTGGCGCGTAGCAACGAGGCAAAATCCTTAAATATAAAAATGGGTGTGCCACTTTTTCAAATTATAGATATTGTTCAGCAACATAAGGTGCTCGTACTTTCAAGCAACTACGCAATGTATGCAGAAATGTCACGGCGCTTTCATACGATCCTTGCCTCTTACGTAACTGCAGAAGAAGTTGAACCGTACTCGATTGATGAGTGCTTTATTGATTTCTCAGCTTATGAAAAGAACTTTGATTTAGAGAAGGTTGGCCAAGAGATGCGCCAACAAATCTGGAAGTGGTTAGGCCTGCCTGTTTGTGTCGGAATCGGCAGAAGTAAAACAGAAGCAAAGATCGCAAATCACATTGCAAAGAAAAATCCTGGCTTTAACAGCGTTTGTGATTTAGTGAATATGGATCCGTGCAATAAAGAATACTACTTTGCTCAAATAGATGTGAGTGAAGTCTGGGGCGTTGGTCGTAAGCATGCAAAGAAGTTGTATTCTATGGGGGTCAAATCAGTATTGGATCTAGCTTGTACTGAGGCACGTGAAATGCAGCGGCAGTTTTCTATCGTCATGGCTCGTACAATTAATGAACTACAAGGCATCTCATGTATTGAGATTGAAGACACCCCAGCATCAAAAAAACAAATTATTAAATCATGTTCCTTTGGGGCAAAAGTAACTGAGCTAGATGATTTGAAAGAAGCTATAGCAATGCATGCACAAGAAGCATGTAAACGGTTGCGTGATGAAGAGTCACTATGTGGTTGTCTACTTGTATTTGTTCAATCAAGCCCATTTGATGAAAGTGCGCCATTTTATAATAAGTCTATTACTGGCGCATTTTCTGAACCCACAGATTGCTCAACAGATTTCGTAAGAGCAGCAGTAAAAATGGTGTCAGAAATCTTTAAAGAAGGCATCAAGTATAAAAAATGCGGTGTCATATTAACAGGCTTAGAACCTAAGGCAGGCCATACCTATGACCTGCTCACAGATTTTGAAGTAATAGAAAAGAAAGAACAATTGATGAAAACACTAGATAACGTGCACACAAAATTCGGAAAGAAAAAGCTCGGTGTTGGTCCATGTTATGTGCCGGGTCGAACTTGGTCGATGTCGAGAGATAAGTTGAGTAGAAATCCGTTCAGATGGGAAGAATTACTAACTATTAAAAATTGAATATTTTTTATAAACTTACAATATATTTTAATTGCAGAAAATCTATGAAAATTAAAGACCATGTGCAAACAGTTTTTTTAGTTTGTTGTGTAATTTCAATTATTCTTTTTGGTTTTATTTACTCATTAATGATTAAGGATATTAATAATTTAGGTGGGGCAGTTAAAGAATCCTTTTCCTTGACAGCTAGTTTTTTTGGTGGGATTACAACATTAGCAGCTGCTTATATAGCATTAGTAATATATGAAAATTGGAAAGTTGAATATAATAAAAATATAGAAAAAGATTTTTTAATGAAAGCTCTTAGTTCTTTAGAAAATTGTCACTTCAATTTAATACCTAATATAAATGAACTTGAAGATATCGTTTTGGCTAGTCAACAAGGTACTACTATTATCAAAACAACAATAGAACCATGCATTATAGATATAAACCTAATGGAAATTACTTCACAAAATATAAAGCATCTACAGCAGGTTATTCTAAGAGAAGAAATAACGGATTTTTTTAAGTGTTATAAAGAATCGTATGAATTACTTAAAAAGCAAACAGTCCATTTTCATACAATGTATTTAAAAGATATCCGAGAATTCAACTCTACTGGGCAAAGCGATTTTGGATCAGTATCTTTTTTTAGAATCAACTGTCAAGAAAGCCTCAACCCATATCCTAAGAAAATATCAAATTATAAAGAAAGTTATGAAAATCTTTCCAATAAGTTAATTGAACTTATAAAGGCATAAAAATTCACAATTACAACTCACTATTATAAAAATGGATGTATTCTATTAACTACACATCATGTTAATAGAATACATAGCTGTAAAAGCTTAAATATCGATTGGTATCATGTCGACTGTTTGCCCAGCCAATTCATGATGACAGTCGGATAAAAATTGAATCTTTCCGCCGGTCAAAAACAAATGACAGCGGCTTGCAGGGTAATGATCATTAACAAGTAAAGAAGGTGTAAATGTTGGACTATCTATATCTCCGTTAAAATCCCAAGTACTGCCATTGTGATGTGCACCCTCTTTAACATGGAATGGATGCAAATATTTACAACCAGGGCACTTAAACATATAGATGCCGCTGCTCCAATATTCTAAATATGGCGTAAGCTCAGTTACTGTTTCTGATTGATTCATTTAGATCACCACTCGATTAGCAATCCAGCCGTAGAAGAATTGCTCTTGGCTAGGATTACGTTCACAGATTTCGATGTAACGCTGGCCTTGCATGATATTAAGTACTCGTACCAAGACTTTCTCTCCATCTTTTCCACGTTTGGCCAAATATGTTTTTAGAGCTCTCAGCGTTTCAGAGCCATAAACACCATCAATAACAAGATCAGGAAAACCAGCTTTACCTTGGTTGTTAAGCAAGTTCAAAGAACGTTGTAAAAGTGGCTTTGCAAATCCAGTACCACAATTCACACCAGTATCTAAAAGCTCTTCAGCCACTGCCGAGCTGATTGTATTTACTTGATCGAATCGCGGAGCTGTCCAGTACTGCTTTTTATAAATGGCTTTGGCCACATCAAGCGGTAAATCTTTCATGTTGCCCTTAAAACCATTTGTACGTGCTACTGCTTCAGTAATGCCGTACTTTGTTGCCCCTCCTCGATCCGCAGGATTATTTACATACCCGCCTTCGCGCTTAATCAACTCATCAAGATATTGTTCAATATTCATTTCAGTTTCCTTAGATAATAAAAAACCGCCCGAAGGCGGCATTAACTGTTTTCGATATCTTTTCTGGCTTTCTTAAATTCTTTAATCACTTCAACAATCGTTTTCCCTTCCTGTTTATCTATGAAATTAAAAATCCAACGGACCAAAGCCCAACCGGGTAAACCACAAACAAAGAAGAACCCACCTAGAGCAATCATCCCCCATACATCAGTAACCCATTCATGAAGCCCCCACTTCACAATAATGAATGAGCCGCCAGCAAGACTTGATACAACCGTACAGATCAAGCCTACAGCCCACTCTTGAGGTGAGCGCGGCATACGTGTCATCAATACAACTGCTGCAACTAAAGCGACCGCTAAAGTCACCATAATTGCTGCACCATAAAATTTTAAAATTGCTGTTAAACCGCTTGTAGAAACTGGTTCCATGCCTTTTACTCCAGAATTAGGCAATAAAAAAGCACCCGCATGGGTGCTATAAATTAATTAAATTTAAGCTTCAGAAGTACTCTGAGTAATCTGATTTGTGTAGTTCCAGACTGTGTTTTCCCACACATCACGTGCAGCAACACGAATGTAATAAGGGGTAGTTGGTTGAAGTCCTCCAAAAGTTGTTGTGGTTTCTGTACCAGTCCATGAAGGTGGCATTTGAGTTGGGTCAAAATTAGAGGTTGGACTTAACCATACTGCATAGTCTTTTAGATCCGGAACTTCACTAGGTATCCAATTCACAGTAATCGAATCTACAGTAGCAGCTGTATAAACATTGAGAAGTACTGGCGGTACCGGATTACTTATACTTAACTCAGCATAGGTACTAACTTGGTCGCCGTTCTTGCTGGCCACTCGAATTGTATAAGCTCGGCCTAAACCGTCTTGTTTGGCTTCTTCGATCGAATAACTATAATCCGTATTAGTTGTATCAACTTGACGAATCATTGTCCCATTAGACCAGACCTGAACACGATAGCCATCTGCACCAGTTGAGCTTTGCCATTGAACCTTGAAAGTGGTACCAACAAACGGTGATTGGAGGGAAAGACCTTTAACACCTGCTGGACGGCCGCCACTTAGAGTATAGCTATACGCCGTAACCTCATCTAAGGTTTGCTCCTTACGTTCCAAACCATTAAAGCTTGTGAACTTTAAAAAGATTTGTTTTTCTACTAGACCCTCATTGTACGGATATTTGAATATAGCTTTATCCAAACGAACAAATGGCTCACCAGCGTTGTGGCTTTGTGCATCATCAAAACGTCCACGTAAAACATCACTTAAGGTATAAAGACCAGATCCGTTTAAGGTGGCTACCTGATAATTAAAATACTCATCCCCCACTTTACAAAGTGTTTGGTCAGCTTGAGCATCTTCTAATGTTCCGCTGAAGATCTGGCTTGCTGTATTTAGCTCAACTTGTAATGTCGTATCATCTGCATCAATTGTTGTAACAAGCTGCCCATAACGTGCCGATCCATAAATTGTGCCAATCATTTCATATGTCGTATTATCAAGGCTCACCCAAACATTACATCCACCCCAATTAGCCCCGCCTGAGACAGCAACCCAAACTTGGTTCTTGCCGTCTGTAAGATCTAGCGGTGGCTCAAATATAGATGGTGCATTCACATTACCCGGCTCTTCATTTCCACCCTGATAACCATTTGACGCTTGAGAATCATACTCAATGGCAGATCTTGAACCGATAGATAATTCTTCTGCAGTAACGGTTAACATTCCGCTTTCATCTTCCTCTATACGTGTAATACGTACAGGGAACTTATCAAGCCCTAATCCCGATTCAGTTAACGTAAGAATATCCATTGGCTCTAGTCGGCAGTACTTCCATCCCAAATTAAATTCATACTCATTGCGAACATATAGCAGTCGTTGTAAGCGAAGTTGTGCAGCATGGCGAGCTATTTTTGGCTCACAGAAATAATGACATTCCACCGGGTCCTCGGTACGCAAGCCAAACATTTCAATATTTGCTTGGTCCTTGGCTTCTGTAGTTTCTGTGTTGTATTGGTTATAGCGATTAATATATTCAATTTGCACATGATTATAGGCATCTGTGTCACGGCTACGGCGAACTCGCACCGGCTCATCATCACCAATAAAGTCATCATCTGTTAAGTGATAAACCGGTGTGAGATCAGGTGTAAAGGTAACGCCGTTACCCGTTATTGCAGAGTCCCCAAAAGAACGTATCTTTAAGCCATCCGGGCTTGGTACCACAGCACAGTTAACCGCCTCGACAATCTCATTGATAGTTTCATAAGCTGGGCGTTGCTCTGTGAATGCAGGGCTAATCAAGAGATTAGCTGCCCGGCAATAGGTTCTAAACTCTTCCAGATCTGCAATGTTAAGATTTGGGGCCGCACCATGACGTGGATGAGTAATAAAATCTTCAATAACATCTGCCGGGTTAGCATCATCAATTGTGTCAGATAGCGTGATAGTACTGATCACTTCAAAATTATGATTTGAAAGGCTGGCGCTATTACCCATCTCATAATTAGCTACAGCTACATACCCCAAATACGGATAGTTAATTGCCTGTTCTGGATGCTTTGATACTAACCATCCCCACGGCGGATTATTATTTCCATCGAATAATTCAAATTTTAACTGGTCGATGGGATCTAAAATAATAGATCCTTCTTGTTTAGGTACATATTGCTCTTTGTCTACCCAAATCAGGCCAATCTTTTTAATCTGGTTTTCACATAAACCGAGCATGAGAGAGGCGCTATAACTAAAGGTGGTATTACTGGTTTTTGTACCCCCACCCTTACCACCAGACTTTTGAACTGTTGTATGAGGTGTAGCTGTAAAATCTCCATACCAAAACATATTAGCCGCTACACGAGTTTTACCATAAACCAATGGCTGGCAAAGCCCATAAGCTGACTGCTGGATCCGCATAGAGTTAATACGGGTATCCGTTGTACTAATTGTAGTACTACCAAATAATCCACCCATTTATTTAAGCCTCTTCATACGAAAAAACCCGGCAATTCGCCGGGCTAAACTTCCTTTTGTTCCATCTTGGATAATGACTCCCTGATGGATATAACTGTGAATGACCTGTGGCCACTCAATCACAATTGCACCATGACTGATACATTTGCCAAAGTGGTATAAAACTATATCCCCGGGTTGTGGTGGCCCTTCAATCGGATCACATACACCTAAAATGAGCTCTAAATAGCGTTGTCCCATCTGGTGCATGTGCCAGTCTGGTGGATATGGTCGCGGATCTAGGTGATCCATGAGCCCTACTTTCTCGTAGACTTCACAGATCAATGTTCCGCAGTCCACACCGACACCTTTAATACGCCCTTGATGATGATATGGGGTACCGAGCCAAGTTAAGGCTTCTTGAACTGCTTCGAGATTTTTCATACTCCCCTCGGAAATAAAAAAGTCCCAATTAAGGGGCTAATTAAAAGATGATTCCGCGATTTGCCATCCGATTTTTTGATCGGGTTGCAACAGCTTTAATTTCATCTAAGGTTAAAGCTTTATCAAAGATGATAGCTTCTGCAAAAGTTGCTTTATTTGCCGGGGCATTTGATCCCGTGTATGCATTATTGCCGACTGCAAAATTATTCAACGCACTTTCGTAAACAGCAGCTGTATAAACTGCTTCGTTTGTTAATTCTGCCGAATTTTGTTGAACGTAAATTATTCCTTTTTTAGTTGCTTTATTTACGCTAACAGCAATAAAAAAGTTAGTGGTCTGGTTATGACCAGAAGCTGGGGTTAATGACCCGATGCCCCTCGAACCAGCGGCGGCTGGCTTAAGAGTAAGATAAGCTTTATTAGCAGATACGAAAGCAGATAGCCCGCTACTCGTTGTAGATGAATTCGGTTCTAAATTTCCTAGGAGAATTGCAAGCTGTGTATTGTTGCATTTCACAACTGCTGCAAGCGTTACACTTTGTGCTGATGTGTCACTTAAATCACTTACAAGAGCATTACCTACGGCAGTTGAGATTGTTACTCCCGATTCAGAGTAAATGGGTTGCACTGTAGCACCGCTTTGCAATGCTAAAAGTCTATTATTCACTTTATCAACTAGAGATGCTGAAGAGTTTTCGAACACCCAATGCCCATACGCTTCATACTCAAGATTTGGTAGCAAATCATCAACATTTGATAATTTAGGTAAAGATCTCTTACTTACAAAGTTCTTCGCTTGAAAAAATAATTGAGTCATTTTTAAATTCCTTTGTCTGTAAATGCAGTTAATTCAAAATGCGGGCATACGTGATATAGCGGTCTTTCTACACCTGCAATTTCAATTGAATCTGTTGTTGAATCACGGAGATTTCCAGAAGCCCCCCCGGTTATAGATAGTCCTGTGCCAAGATAATCGAGAGCATAGCGCACTTTGACAATGCCAGATGGAACGCTTGCAAGTTGAATAACTACAGTGTCGCCATCTATGGTTGGTGTTGAAAATGCAACATTCAGACCATTATCTGTAACTTTAAACCCATGATTTGTTGTTGCTGCAAGCGTTGTTGTATCCAGTACAAGTGGAAGCTTCGGCACGTCAAATTTGATGCGTAGCTCAGTACCATTAAGTCGAGCAACGATAGGGTTTATAAAGTCAGGTTTTTTGTTGTCTACGATCAGTTGCTTGTATGCACGGCCAAAATAAGCCCCCATCCATTTGTATCCCACATTTGTTAAATGAATGTCATCTTCTGCGTAAGGCATGTGATACATTGGCGTAGCCATCAAAAACTCATCTGATTGCTGACAAAGATGCAGTTGAACAAGCGCTTGTTTTTCCCATGTTCTAGCCGCATACGACATTTGATAAGTAATGAATTTCACTTCATCCGTTTGACCTGTAATTGCTTTTATATCTGCACTGGCATCCTTTTGAAGTTTCTCAAGTTTTTGTTTGTAGATTTCATATGAGGTTTGAGTACTAGTAATAGCATCGTTCTCACCCTGCACCCAAGCAATCGCTTGAACTTTGTATGTTTTCCCATAACTTAGCCTTTTGGCTTCCGCAACATGGTGAAGCAGAAATTCATACCATGGTGTGCCTTTTTCAAGCTGATCGATCCGATATCCACCATGACCAGCGGCTGAACAAAATATCACATGATCTTTCGGGTTGATCCCGTTTTCTAACATCATTGCTCGACTTGCGTAATTTGCTGCACCCGAACATGGGGTCTCGCCTCGGTCTGTGCCACCATCTGATGCCGGGCTATTAAATTGTTCTACCAACGGAATAACTGAGACTGGGGCTGAGTCCATGCGAGGACCCGTACCAAATGTCACATTAAAATAAGGCTGGTATGTACTTAATATTGTAGTAGCAGTCGCACCTATGCCTAGAGACTGCCCATCAAATACGAAATGATTTACTTCAGCAACTTCTGGTTTTTTGTTTGGAATTGCAAGACCCGCGATGAGCTCATCAAGGCCCGCAATGATTGGCAAGTCATTAAGCATGTCATAACCGATTAAGATTCGTCTTTCAGAATCCGCCAAAAGACCCAAATATCGACCATCATTGTAAATTTTTAATCCTGGTACAATCTCAACAACTTGCTCAAGCATTCCGGCATAAATACCTGTATCTTTTTCTAAGTCATAACCCAACAAGATACGACCAACACCGTCCAACAAAACTCCAATTTTAGTTGGATCGTCTGATTTAGCCAGTCCAAATAGCTGTGATAAAGTTTCAAAAACTGCTCTTTTTATTGCTAGATTAAATTGCCCATCTGTATAGGTTATTGCCTGATCAAGATCACTTAGCTCAGTCTCTACCCAATAATTTCCTTCTGGTGATCCTGCTGGTTTATTCCAATACCATACCTTCCCTGTATCTAGGGCTTTTGCATAACTTTGGTTTTTAACGGGTCTTGAAGCAGTCAGCAAAGCAGTGGTTGCATAGTTAGGGCTTTGAGATTCAATTGGTTTAATGAAATCCACAATTGCACCAAGATTGGTTTTAAATTGTGCCTCTGTGACCGTAGGCCCAATCAGGGCGTCTTTATCAGGAACTGCCATAATATATTTCCCAAATAAAAAGCCCTGCGATTTGCAGGGCTTTGATTAAATATAAAGTTGTTAAATAGAAGTTTCTGGAACTGGAACAAACGGCGCGCCTCGAAAGCGAGCACGGTTGTTAAAACGGTTAGTACAAGTATCGAGACGTTTATCACAACCCGGATAAACCCGAATAGCTTCACCAATTGCTGGCATGTCGAGAAGTGGTAGAGTTAGAAGCATTGCGCCCGATTCATGCAAACGGACTGTACGCTTAATACCAATGTTTGCACCTTCCAAGAATTCTACAACCCCCTGTGTAAACCACCCCTGCGGCTGACTTAAGTCACAAAGGATGCGGCTAGGTGTACTATTCGGCCCGATAGTCGTATTCACGGCAAAATCAGCACTAAATAGTCCACACGCACTATCAAACAAAGTATTTAAACAACCTGGTGTGTATAAGTTCCTTGGCATCTGAAGTTTTAAGTCATCCACTTCTGAAACCACGCTAGCGTTAATTTCATAACGATCGAGTTCCGGCTCAACAATGCGACCTTCAAATAAAACTAACGTGCCGGCACTCGTATCAGTAGGAGTATTTATATCCATAAAAATACGTTCAAGCTTGAAACGAGCACCATCTAAAACGCCGTTATGAAATGCCTGAGCTACAGGTACGTCACCAAATTTAGTACTTTCATTGGTTTCTATTTTGATAGAGAGATTATCAACTTCAATACCCAAGGAAAGGCTTATTCCTTCTCGACTTATGATTGGTCCATCAGCACGAAACTCTTTGCCTTGCACCGTCAAATGAACGTCATAGTTGGTATAGCGATACTCAATACCTTGTATGGTCGTAATAGTATAAAGATCGGCCATGATGAACTGATCAGCATCTAACAAGGCTATAAGTTTTGGAGAGGCCTGTCTCATATCTTATTCCCCAAAGAACCAATTAATTCAACCTTTCCAGCTTTCCAAAGCTTATGCATAAAGTTGACATATTGCTGTGTGTCATCTTTAAAGCGGCAGCGATAGTAAAAAGTACCCGTTACAGTTACCTCTACGCCTTCCTCAATCGGCTGTGAAAGTACATATTTTCCGTCACTCGTTATCTGAGCAGAAGCTGTGTTCCACATCAATTTCTCTGGATCTGAATTCCACATTGTTTTTACAGGAACCTGATTCCACATGTTGGGATCTACTTCACCTACAATCTGTTCCTCTGTATTACCTAGAGGCAATTGGCTTGTATACATATCCTTGTAAAGTTGGAATGAAGTAGTAGAGCCATCACCAACAAATGTGCAATTAAACTCATTATCCTCAGGCATCTTATAAAGAAAAGAATCAAACGCCCCACGGCGCTCTAAATAAAATCCTTGAAGTTGCTGCAATTCCTTTCTCCCCTTATTTTCGCGCAAGAATGCGTAAGACAACGAGATTTCATATTTAGGTGAGGCCTGAAAGCTTGCTCGAAGCTCCCGGCCATTAATGGAGGTCATGATTTTGGTGTTAAACATGGGAGTAATAGATGTATCCCATTCAAGACCGGGTAATTCTGGAAACAATACGTCTGACATGAATCCTCCTTATTTACCAAAATTACGGTTATAGCCCTTAAGACTGTCTGCTAATTCACTACCATGCTTCTTGAAGAAGCGTCGAACATCCTTTGAATCCCAAGCCTGAATGGTAGGACTGAAAATAACGGGCTGTGCAGTGTTCTCGCCACCACCTCCCAGACCACCATTGGCCATAGATTTACCTAGGGCACGAATGGTATTGGCATGCTGTTTCGGCAATACCATTTCTTCTTCGTGCAATTGCGTCATAGGGTTTACACCGGCAGGAATGTCGTAACCGCCACGAGCAGATTTAATCTTTCCAGCAAGTCCAGCCACTAAACCAAAAGCAGCCGCACCTGCACCAACGGCAAGAATTGGACCAACATATGGAATTGCGACCATCGCTTTAAAAGCTCCGGCCATTGCTTCCCATGCAGACATCATGATGCCTTTGATAGCTTCAGCAGCTTTTAAGCCTAAACGAGCTAAACCACCAGCTGCAGTAACACTGGTACGTGTTGCTTCACCTGCAATGGTTGCCCCTGTTTGAGCAGCTTGGCCAGAAGCTTCAGCGGCTGTTTCAGCACCGACAAATCCAAGTTTACGAGCCAATTTAATAGCTTGGATTCTTAACCAGCCTTGTAGCTCTTTAGTAGCTGTTTGCAAGGCAAATTGCCCCATGTCAGCAAGCACTGCTTTAGTTGCGTTACTCCAAGTGAGGGTACCATTCATAAGAGACTGAATACCCTGATCCCAAAGGTTAGAAAGTCGAGAAGTAAAGCCACCGAACTTGGCCTCAAAGTCTTTCATTTCCGCATCACTGATTAAGCCCATAGACTTAGTGTCAGCAACTTTCTGGTCTGTCTCTAAATCAGAAATGTTGTTTGTGATTTGGTTTTGATTACCTTGTTTGCCTGTAATGTTGGTCTGCTCATTTTCCAAAGCTAAACGCTCTAAAAGACCTTGCCGTTTAATTTCACGTAATTGATCTTCAAGCTGTTTTTCCAACTGAACTTTACGGACATTTGAAATTTTCTTGGCATCAAATTCAGCTTGGATCCGTGCCGCTTCAATTTCATAAAGGCGCTGTGCTTGCTGTTGATAATTGTCTATTTGTTCTTCACGAGCTTTTTTGTATTCCTCAAACTCTTTTAAACGAATAGCAATGATCTTGTCGGATGCATCCTTTTCGGCTTTGACTTTCGCAGCAGCTTTTTCATCTGCAGTCATCTTGGATTTTTCAATCTCATCTAACGCCTTTTGAAGATCTAGAGCCACTTTCTTTTCTTCGGATGCATATTTATACCGAATATCAGCAAGTGCTTTAGCTGCCTGCTCAGCTTGTCGCTGCCGTTCCTTAGCCTCTTGTTCTGCTTTAGATTTTGCAGACGATTTAGAGCCGCCTTTTTCGTCCTTCTCCCCAGTACCAATACCAAGTTTAGTATTTGGTGGTGCAGTACCTAGGCCTAGCTTAGGTGGTTTAGGTGGCTCAAAAGGTTTAGTAGGATCCTTAAATACATAGTTGGTAATCTTCTGATTGCCAGCAGTTGTAACTTCAAGAATTCTTTTACCAGCCGTGACAAGTGAATTGGCTGCTGTAGTGGCTCCTGCATTCCAAGAGTTTTTCAGGTCAGCCATTCGTCCTTTCATTTGGTTTGTATAACGATCAGTAATACTACCAAGCTGAGATAAACCACCCTCCCATGCCGATTTTGCACCTGAGAAGTTAAAATGGAGGATGTTATTTACAACGCTACCAAATGTTTGAAACTTTACCTGTAATACATCCAGACCATACTGAATAGTACTTCGTACCATATCAAAGCCAGCCATAAGGCCATTAAAAGCAATGATTAAAGCTTGGCATACCGTGACTACAACGGCACGAATGATTGCAAAAGCAGATTGAACGCCTACCTGAAAGCCGGTAACTACAACACCTAATGCTCGTAGTACTACAGATATAGCATCCATAAAGCCAATCTGTTTATTTGCATCGTCTCCAATGCTTCCAGTCAAGTCACTCCAGATTGCTCCAATCGTTGTGAACTGCTCACTTAGAATACTAAACAAGCTTTCAAAAATGCCAATAATCGATTTAATTGAATCATCAATGGCATCCTTGGAATCAACCGCAAAAGTTAAAAATTGATTAGCTAATTCAGTAAGGGATGGAGCTGCTTGTGCTGCAATACGGGTTAATACTCCTTGAAGTGTTGTTTGGACAGTCTCAAGGGACGTATTAAATTCTTTGGTAGCAGCTATGGCATCTTCACTCATGATTACGCCTAAATCATGAGCCTGTTTAGCGTACTCTTTTAATTTTTGACCGTTGTTATCCAATAATGGAGCTAATAATGTTGCATCGTTCGCAATGGCTTCCATATAGAAAGTCATTTCAGCCTGTGACACATTGGCTTTTTGCAAAGTCTGGTAGTACTTTTCTAGGATTTGCGGACCAGATAAGCCTTTAAATTGTTGGGCAGTGACACCGACTTTTGGCGCGATCTTCTCAAAGAAATCGGCCATCTCACCACCACCAGTTTGCATGAAGTCACCAAACTTATCGTTTACATCTTTCATGATGTCCGATAGCTTGTCCTGCTCCACGTTTACTTTTTTGGCAGCAAATGCCCATTCTTGAAATTCTAAAGTATTCGAGTTTGCTAATCGGGCTTGAATCTCTAACTCTTTTGAAGCCTTACCCACTGCAGATACAAGATCAGGAATTGCTGCAACCGCTTCCGCTGCACTTCTAGCAATCTCTTGGCCAATACCAACAAAAAAACCGCCCCTGACTAAAGATAGGCCATTAGTCAGCGAACTCTTAATATCATTGCCTACGGTCTTAAATTTATCCGAAAGGCTTGTTGCAAAACCATTTAACTCTGACTTTAGATTTGAAAGATCAAGTTTAAAATCGATACTCTTTCCAGTGCTTTCAATTTTCTTGGAAGCATCTGAAACTATTTTTTCAGCATCTTGCATCCCTTCCTTGAGCTCAGAAGTTTTTGCACTGACATGTACTTCCACTCGATTGTTGTTCATAATTACTATCTCACAGGCACAAAAAAACTGCCGTGAGGCAGTTTCAAAAAAGGTTTAATTGTTTAAATTCAATTAATTTTAACTTTCAATATCTTAATCAAGAGATTATATCCCTCAGTATTAAGATGTATTCCATCTCCAGTATCATAGGATTTTTTTAAAAATCCTGCCGAATCTGCAAATAATCCATAAGAATTAATGAATTCACAATTTGGTTTTAGACTACAAAATTTTTTCAATTCATGATTCAATTCTACAATTTGTTTAATAGTAATTTTATCGGAATTCTCTGTATATTGGTATGTAACTGGCAACACTGAGTTTATAAAAACTTTTTTGTCTTTAGGTAGTAATTCAAATATTTTTTCATAATTTTCTATGATTTCTTTACTGGTTCTGTTAAAAATAAAATCATTAATCCCTATAGCTACTAAAATTTTATCAGCTTTATTAAGTGAATTATAATACTTTATGCGATTCAATAAACCAAAAGTTGTATCCCCGCCGATCCCATAATTAATTCCCTGATTGGTTACTGAATTTACGTTTAAAGATTGAGTTATACTGTCCCCTAAAAAGAATATGGAACCTTCTCTAATGCTTCCATCCATTCTTTGATGAACAACTACCATTTTTTTATAATATGGATTTAATTCTGAATTTGTAGAAATGTTGAACTTGTTTTTTACCCAACTTGATATATTGGGATTAAAAAAGTTAGCTAATAACAACGAAAACATCAATAAAAATATTAATATAAAAAATTTATTAAACTTCACAAATAAGCCCCCTTATCATTTTCATATTATGTATGTTAATTGATATGAATACCATAGGGCAACCTTAGCCACCCTGAGGAAAGTTCTGCAGATCCGCAAACAAATCATCTTCATCATCACTTTGCGTATCATCTGAACCAGTACTATCTTCAATCCCCATAAATACCTCAAGGATCCGACACAGACGCTGAATGCCAACATGGCTGGGAGGACACTGCTTGTGATACGCATTCAATGCTTTGACTCTTGGGAAATCCAATTCATTACGCACATAGTCGTAATCCTTGCCCAATGTCAGCACCAAATGCGTGTACAGCTCCTCCCAGTTTATTCCCCCGAGCTTTCACCTACGGGTTTACCTGTATATTCCAAGCCGGACGTTTTAGTTACTAGGGCTAATACTTCTTCCATGTTACCCATATCTAAGAGCTCATCCGAAACATATTCACGGGTAATATCCGGGTAATTCCGTTTTAAACAAATATGAGCCATATCCACAATGACGGAAACAGGCACATCATTTGAGCTTAACTGTTCTTGGAAACGTTCAAGTGTACCCAATGGAGCTGGAGCAAAAATCCAAGTCTGACCAGCAATTTCTTTACTATTACCACGCGGGTTATCAACTTGCTTAAATTGCATCTGGCATTACTCCGATAAATCAATTTTGAAAACACGGTTAAGATCGTCAGCCATAGGCTGGAATTCAAACTCAGGAATATCGTAATCGTCCTGTTTTGAACTAAACCCAAGTTTGTTACTGGTACAACGGAAGAAATTCATGTGCATGAACTTGCCTTTGTAGTCACGTTGCAGGTCAACGGCAAACTCTGGCGTATAACCCATATCTAGGTTTGAGACAGTGATTGACTTAGCGCCCGCCACCATTGCTGAATAACGGAAGTTAATAAATACCGTTTTACCTGCATCTGCAGCAGCAAATGTATAAGCACCGGTTGCCGCATCTACACTGTATTGTCCGGTTGCTGGCGCCGATGCTACACGTTTAAGTGGGATTGCTTTAGCATCTGTTACGCCTAGATCCTTTACATATGTACCGCTATTAGGAACAACCGGTGTAACAGTACCACCAGCCGGAATCACTTCACCATTAATGGTTTGGGAAACTGTTTCAATTCCACCTTCAGCAACAACTCCACCGAAGAAGATGGAATTTAACAAGGTACCGTTAATACGCCCGAAAGAAGCTTTACATTTAATGGTACCTTTACCACGCGCGGCATCTACGGCGAATTGACCACGACCGAAAAGCTCTTTTAAGTCATAGCTAATATCTACACCAACGGATTGCATCACCCCCACTTCAACTGGTGTGGGATTACTAATCGGTTGCCCGTATACATCTTGAATCGGTGTAGCAAAGATCTTGCCGGCACCAAATAAATATTGAGCCATTTATTTTGACCTCTCTAAAATGACAAAACCGCCATAGAGGCGGTCATAAAATGAAGGTTTTGTTAATTGGTTGTGAGGATCCGGATAGGGATAATTGCAATCGCCTGATCACCCAGCATGTTTTCTACTGCTTCATACACTTCTATTGTGCCTTCGATCCAGCAATGCTCTACCAAACCTCCTAAGGTTTGACATTCATTTAAATCTGGATGGTCAGGCTTAATAGCTTCACGTACACGATCGATGAAAATATTCATCTGTGATGATGGGGGCTTTGTAGTGTCCGATTCATGAATATAGAGATAAACCTCAGCAGCTAGTTCAACTTTTGAATCTAAACCATGTACCGGGACTTCTTGCTGATTGCCTTGTGTAATAAACATGGCTGGGCGCTGTTCTGGTGTTACATGGTTAAAGTGACGTAAACGGCGACTTACCGTAATCAATCCTTCTACCCTTGTGCTTAACCTTTCAAACAACGCCTGATAGATTGCTTCGCTATCCACCTGCTATACCTCGCTCAATTGCTGCATCAATATTTTTCGGCACAATCTTGGCCACGATATCCAGTGAATCACGCATGAACCGCAATTCTCTAAACCGAACATTCCTAGAATGGGCCTTAATATTGACCTGAACAGGTGAAATAGGTCGGCCAAACGCCTGTTTAATTGTCCTTAGGTGTGCTTTAACACCCAAAGCACCATTTAGACCAAACTCATGTGCAGGTGCATAAGGCACCAAAGCACCGCCAGCTCCCACGGTTCCCTCAATGGAATCCTTATCCTCATCCACCTTTGATGAAACGGATCCACGCAAGCGGCCTGACTGAACTTTAAGTCGTTGGCCACTTAACATGTCTTCCTGAACAATCCGCTGTAAGCGCAAAGTAAGAGCGTTAATCGTGCGTCTTATTTCAAACCTAACGCGATTATTCATCTCATCAAAATTGACCTGAGTATCAACACGATAATCGCTCATAGCTTAATTACTCTTTAGCAGATGCTGCAGATTTCTTTGGCTCAACCACTTCAACATAACGCTCAAAACCTAAGGGCTTTAAAATATGGATAATGTCATTATCCGATTCCAAAACGCCGTTTTTGATATCTAGGTTTTGCCCAGCAATAACGAGTTTGGTTGGCTTGTAACCTTCTGGTGCCTGATACTTAAAAGGCATATGATTCTCCTATACAACAAAAACACCAACGCCTAAACGGTTAGGGTTAGTACCTTCATCATCAATTGGAATTGAATTTTTTAACGCAAGATAGCGTTGGCCATACATGCTTAGATCATAGAAAGCTTCTTTCGATGATCGTGAATAACTCACACTTTGGCCCGCAATTGTCATGCTTGATGCAGTACCAAAAGCAGCGCCATTGCCGCTAATGGTTCCGACTTTAAGGATATGTGCTGCATATAGACCTACAGCACGTTCCTTTAATGCCCCGAACTCAATTTGAGAAACGATCTGATCCGCTTCTTCTAAAGCATCCTGAATCCTTGCATCTGGCAAAGACATTAAACTCGAATCAGTCGAGAACCTTTCACGAAACGTTTGTACGTCCATATGTCTACCTTATTCCTTAGCCTGAGCTAACTTAGCTTGTAACTGCTCAAGTGTTTCATCGTCACTGAACGTTACTTCAAGTGCAGTTAATTCAGCTTTCACGGCGGCCAAAGTAGCTTCTTCTGCAGCTTTTGCCGCATCACCTGCTGCATCGTTTTGCTTGCCGCCTTTACCACCACGGCCACCAGTTTTACCCGCTGTTTTTGGCTCATCTTCCGCGATTTCCTGAACTTCAAGTTCACCGATATCAATAAGATGTTTAGCAAACTTATTTTTAGTGAGCTTCTTGTGCGCTTCTTCATCCACAAGAGTTGGTGTGCCTGTAGGTAAAACAGCAATACCAGAAAAAACAAAAGCGGCCTGTAAGCCGCTATAGATATAAGAATATTTCATACTGTTTTAATCCTTACACATGATCCAAGTAACGGAGAGAATCAACACGCTTCAACCATACGCCCTGATATTTGTAGTGACCAGGCACTTTAATATCTACACCAACTGGTTGAGCTGCCAAGAAAGTGACGTCATCACATTTCATTTGGATGCATGACGGATCACGGCGGTAAATAATAGAACGGTCAGCACCTGCCGTACCTTTGCCGTTTGAACGACCTAAACCACGAATGGTTAACGGCTTACCTTGTGATGCGAAGATGTTATTTTCTTCAATGAATTTTAAGAAAGTCTTTCCGCCAGAATCAGCAACTACACGGGTAGAAAGGTGTAAGTACTGATTTGATGCCATCAAATAAGTATCTGGCTGTACGGATACATCCCCATCAACAAGATCTTCAGCATCTGCCAAGCTTGCATTGAAGTCACTTAGTACTTCTTCAATGGTTGCGGTGGCCCAGTTATGTTGGGCTGTAACTATGGTTACACCCGTCTGATTTAAGAAACCCTTAACCCCTGTAAGCGCATTGCCATACCATGCAATATTGCTTAAGTGTTTTTCTGCAGCAAGACGAGCTGCCTCTACTTTATCTGCTTCAAGTGCTAAATTTAATTTTTGAGCTGCTTCTAACTCCAGCACTGAATACATATAACCAATAGTGCCGACCTTCACTGGCAATTGAACAGTATCATATTCAACTTCGGCTAAAGGAATATCATTACCTGTTCCTGAATGATCTTTACCCAAACCCACACCCTTCTTACGGCTTAGGATTTCTCCTCCACCATATACAGCACTGACAGGTTTAACAGGAATGTATTTAGCGTAATCCATCACTTGCTGAAGCTGAGGATCCATTTCGTTAAATTCTTCCAATTTAACGAATAATTGGGCTAAAGCATCAAGGTTAAATGCATCACCAATATTTGCTTGAACCATTTGAGCTACTGGTGTTAAACGTAGCTTCATTGCTGCCAATTTACTCATAATTATTATGCCCCACGTAATCGAACAGCTGCTAAACCCTGTTCATTTGAAATTGTTTCCCAAGATGCGTTTGGCAACTCTGTACCGTCCAAAGCTGTTGGGGATAAAGAACCTAACGGCGCTGCTGTGGTACCGTTAGCTGTTTTGACATATACCTTTGCGTTAATGTCTGTGACGGGTGCTGTGACCTTCACGTAAATCGAACCGATTGTCATAACCGGTGCTACATCAGTAGCCTTATAGGCTTCTTTGCCATCTGCCGTTTTGCCTGACTTACCTACGCCGTGACGTACGATAATTCCAAACTTGGTATTAGTTGCACCAGTTACCGCTGAAACTGTTTTTCCGTCAGTACTTCGTACAACCACGTCACCATCGTTTACCAAACCGGTACCAGCCACAGGCAGAGATAAAATATCCTCTGGCCCAATGAGGTGAAACTTCATGCCGGGTGCAGCATCGTATTGCTTAACCATGATTTACATCCCCTTAGATTGTTTTATATGCGTTTTCTTTGCTGTAGGTCTTTTCTTCCCCACCGCCTGATGGGTTGCCATCACCAGCTTTAACACTTTGCTGCTGGTGAAGCGCATCACCTACAGGATTAGAAGGATGTGTACCCTTCACAGCACAGAGTGCACGGAAAGTTGTGTCGATCTGCTCAGGCTTTGCATCACCTACTGATACGCTACCCATCAAAGCAGTTACTAAAGCATCACCAGCTTTTGCGGCAATCACATCACGCTTGATTTGCTCACATGAGCAACCTTCCGTTTTAACTGTTGGCACCAATGCTTTAGCATCGGCAATCACAGCAGCACGTTCTGCAGCAGCCTGCTCAAGCTTTTCAGGCGTCATCTGGTTCTTTTCCAGATCACCTACTTTTTGCTCAAGAACAGTTTTTTCGGTATGCAATTGATCTACGACTGCTTGAATTGCTCCAAGCTCATCACCGATAGAAAATTGCTTATCACCAACTTTAAGTTTTGCAGCCTTCATATTTTCCAGCTGCTCTTGTTGCTGCTTTAATGCATCGGCCAAAGGCGTGTTATCGCCGATGTTAAAACGGATACCGTTTACAATTACTTCCATTGTTTTATTCCCCTTTGGTGGAGTTTGCTGTTTGTCACCGATGCGGCAATCACCACCACAACGGCCATATTTAACGAGTGCTACGTGATTGCCAATAAAATTGATAAATTTGGCTTGATACGGCGTGCCATCTGGCGCAGTACCCTGCTCAACGATTAATAAGGCTCCATAGCCAAGCGACATTTCTAGCCGTTCGTTGCTTTGGATCAAATCAATGCTGATCTTGTCTTTAATGAGCAAATCACCCACCAGATAATCGCCTTCCTGTCGAACGTTCTCACAATAGCCAATGTGATAATCCTTCCAGTTAGAAGCGTTAATTTCATTTTTAGGCGGGTGATAGTCAGTAGCGTCAACACCATTGAAGCTTTGAATAGCCTCAGGCTTAAAAAGCTCCTCTGCTGGTGTGTAGACATTGATGATTTGATCAGCGGTATAACCTTCCAGTGATGGAAACTCATACGCATAGTACTGACGTACTTGAGGCGCTTTAGCTAAACGAACATTTACGCATTTCAGATACCCCTCTTTGGTAAATGAGCGTGTCGATTCGCTTGGCGCAAAGTCACCAATTTTGAGTTGGTAAATAGTTTTCATAAATTGCGCTCAATAAAAAAACCACCCGAAGGTGGCCTTATCAATTTTCAAAATTACGTTCTTGAATAGGTAACAGAAAAGTCTTTAGCAGAACCGAAATCAACACCATCAATAAAAATATTACTTTTAATGGGTTTGATATTTGGCGACTGTAATCCTTTTAAACTTTCCACCATCTCTTGAAACTTTTCTGCAGCTTTACCGGCTGCCTTAGCTAAATCAGGAAAGTTACAGCAAGGAATTTGCCAGATTTCTAATTCGCCATTCCAATTGACATAACCATCTTTAACTAATCCCTGTGCTTGCAAACGGCGATAAAACCGTTTTTTACTAAACTTTTTACGTTTCATAAATTTCATCCAAATAAAAACCACCTGTTTAGGTGGTTCTTTAAAAGAGTAAGAATTAAACTACGGTAAAAACAATTTGGTTAATAAAATGAATCATCTTAATTATTTATGGACATTACTCGGAGCTAATTCAAGCCAATTACAAACACTTCTTGCTGTGATAGGTTTAATTTTTGCAGTGATTGCAGCTTTATATGCGAAAAAGCAAATTAAACTCTCTCAAGATCAAAGGCTATTTGAATTAAAGTTACAACTTTTAAATACATCGCATGAATATCTTCAATTAATCCTTACCCTTAGACATAAACAAAATATTTATAAAACTATGTTTTATAGAAAATTTAATCTTAAAGGCAGTGATTTAATGATTGGTGAAAATTATACGAATGATCACTATTTCGAAAAAATTGCGAGCCTATTAATATCTCCAGAAGATTTACTAAATAAAATAATTAAAAGTATTAAAGACAATAATTCCAAACTCTCTATTAGAGATTTAGAAAAATATTTATCAATAATTTGCGATGTAGGAAACAGCTTACGACACTCCAGCGCTGCTATGGATCAACGAACATTAGAACTGGAAGATCTAAACCTATTTCATAATACTTGGAATACTAATCAATCAAAATATCCTCATAATTAGGCAATGCCGTGCAACGACATCGGATAGGCTGACCGGGATGCCCCCCTTCTGGCGGTGAATCCCATCTGAATGTCTTGCCCTGCTTATGCTGGTGGTCTGGCCTGACACGCTCATCTTTCGCCGTTTGCCATGTGTATGTCTCGACACCCATCGAAAGCTGTCGAGCTTGGTTAATTTGGCCGTTAATCTTGCCCATCTGATCACTAGCAATAAGACGTGCACGATAATCAGTAGATAATCCTAATTGCTTAATAGCTTTGGCCAACTCTTCATTAGTTTGTCCAGTCTGCAAAGCATTGGTGATTAATACCTCAAGCTTATCGGCATATTGTTGCGGAATAGACTTAATCAAACTGACATTTGCCGTAATGTTTAGATCTACCTCGTCTTGGATATCAGCAGCTCGATAAAACGGCGTAAGATCCACACCAATAATTGTTTTGGTGTGCTCTGCAATTTGCTTGTCCACTTCCTTTTGGGTGTCAGTCACAACTTTTGTGGCCAACGGTCGGGAAATCTCAACAACATACTTTGTGAGCTTTTCCCTAAAGGCCGTCATCATGTCTGAGAACCAAGCATCACCGATGTTCTGGCCTACTGTAGGAATAACTAATTCCTTAGTTTGTTCCTGACAATATTTTGAGATAGCTAGTAATTGCCGCGTGTAAAAAAGCTCTACACGGCGATTTACGTGCACGGCCCTCGGCTTAGAAGCTTTACGACCTTTTTTACGTTTCTTCGCCTGCTGGAGGTGTGGTTTCAGGATCTGAATTATCGTTGTCATTAAGCTTCACCATTGTCTCAAGCTCTTTGATATGAGCTTCATCGATCACTGAATAAACACCGTCAATAACAAGCTGTTTTGCTATCTGTGGCTCGGTAATGATGCCCATTTCTAAATACTTGGAATCCCGTTCAGCGTTAGCTTTCTCAACCTCAGAACGCACCTTAGCGTCTAATTGCCATAACGGGTTAAACACAACATCTAAACTTGGAATCTGACGACCAAATGTAGCTTGAACAATTACTCTTAAAAGCTTCATCATGAATGGCTTTAAGGACCATATTTGCTTAGTTGCGATACTGTCGTAATAGTTCCGTGTGTCGTGCTCACCAGTTGCGTTCATGCCTGCAGGTGATTGCCCAAATAAAATCGTATATGGCATATCAGCTGCACCAGCAGTTTGAATCGAATACTCACGCATGAGGTCAGGCAGACCGCCAAAGCTATAAGATTTAGAGTCATACTCCTCCTCTTTATCCAAGACGATCATGCCATTCAAGCCCTTAAGCAATCCGACACTAAGAAAACGTTCAGCTACGGATTTCATATCCTCTTTGATCTTATCGACCAAGTTAGGTGTTCTAATCACGTCAATTTTTGATTCATGGACCAGACTAGCAGTGGCTTTCTTTACGGCAGCATGATCAAGCAGATCTTCATAAACTTCCTGCAAAACACTTACAGGTTCTTCATTAACTACATCTGCATGGCAAAATTTGATTAAGCGAGTGTGGTGGATCCGTTGGTTAGATTTACCATCAAGCTTTAGCTTGTAAAATTCAGGCTGCTTTAAAACTCCACCTGCCTCCTTAGGTGATAAATATTTACTGGTATCAGCTTCAATGTGCTTTTTCTTAAGCACCGTGAAAAACTCTAAACGACCAACACCTAACTTGTTTAAATCGAACGGTTGATCTAAGTTGCCGCCGTCTACAGTTCCTAGAAGCACATAGCAAACGCCATATAAGCGAGAAAGGACTAAACTAGATAAGAGTACCCCATCTAAGTTAAATGCCTTACATGCCTCTTTAAGCTTCAATAAATCGTTATCTTGAATCCCTTCAAAAAACCATCCAGCTCGGAGCATGTCACTTGCTGGACGGTTGACGATTCGCTTAGCTAACCAGTGTTGATACACAGCTTCTAATTGCTCATCAGGAATTACTTTCTTAACGAAAGAACCGTGTGAAGCTTTGTCACGTTCGGTACCAATATTTGAGACAAAGTTTGTATACGCCCCTGCATCGCCAATTGCATCGGGCTTTTTAGTTTCAGCCATAATTTCCTCTAATCAAATACAGTTGGCTTTTTGGCTAATGAATCATTAATTGCATCAATCGTTGGGTCCCACTGGTCGTCATGGTCATGTGACCAATCAGCAGTAAGGCCTTCAATCTCTTCAATGTAGTTCAATAGCCACGGTGCATTAGCTGGTAACCAGACACGGCGTTCTTCAACATAAAGAATGACGTCCATAGTCCTAGATAGCTTGTCAGTACTTCGCTGAATCGCACGTATTGGTAAAGTGGTCTGCTTAGATATAGACTGAATTAAACCGGTACCACTCGCCTTATCCTCTACGGCCATATAACGAAGCTTGCCAATCTTTGTGTTACTGTCCTTGTGTTTATTGATAAAAGCTTTAGCCTCTTTCAATAGCTCTGGTGCTTCCCATTTGCCACGCTTCACGTCAATGATGTAAAGGTTATTGTCATAGCCAAGACCAGCACATAAGAACACTGAGAAGTCGTTATGTTCTTTTGTCTTTTGCGCCGTATCTGCCCAAATCGCACGCCATTTAAGAACAGGTAATTCAACATAACGGCCAAACCATTCAGCCTTAACAAGATCACCACCCAGCTTTTTAGGGTTTTGCATGTATTGGCTTGCAAAGGTGTAGCGTGACACTGTAGCGCCGTCTTTATCTTCACCCCCTTTCTCCAGCTGCAGCAATGAAAGTAAAGATTCTTTTAATGGCCAATAACTCTGTCTACCTTTCTCATCACGTTCAACATCACGTGGAATTTTGCGCTGTATGTGCTCCGGTAGCTTACTGATGTACTCATCGTCAATAAGTGCAGGAATACTGATCTGCTCCCATTCACCAGGTACATTACCGGTCATCACAAAATTAGTCGGATCCTCAACATGCAAACGTTGCATGATCAGAATAATTGGCGTGTCAGATTTAGCTTTACGAGAGTTGACCGTGTTTAGAATTTTACGGTTAGCTTTACGTCTAGCGGTCTGGCTAAATGCATCCTCAGGCTTTAACGGGTCATCAAGAATAATCGCACCGGTAAAGCCCTCATTAGCTAATGTACCAGCACGGCGTCCAGTGACCTGCCCACCCATTGAAGCAGAATAAACATGACCAGCATCGTAACCATCAACTGTAGTTTTCCAGCTCGACTTTGCATCCGTACTGGTAGAAATCTTTACAGGCCATAAGTTCTGAAAGTCTTCCGACTTAACAATATTTCTAGCTGTAGCTGATACATCCTCTACAAGAGATTGCGAGAAAGACAAATACAGAAACCGCGAACGAGGATTACGTGCTATACCACGGGCAATAAGGTTTGTAAGTAATTCAGTTTTACCGCTTCCGGGTGGAACGTTAATAACTAGGTTTTTAACCTTGCCAGCAATTACCTCATCAATCTTGTCGGCAATATATTCATGATGCCAATTGACCGAAAACTTAAAGCCCATACGTGGCAAGAAGAAAGCACGCGTGAAAAATAAATGTTCTTTCTCACATTTAATCCGTTTAGCTTTGGCTTTAACAGGATCAATATTCGTTCTCGAGTTCATCTATCGCCTGCCTTACCTGCTCATCGGTAGCAGTCACATAGGTAATATTTTCGCTTTGTAATGGACCACCACCAGCGCCTGTAATTTCAGTCTTATTCGTGTACTTGCCGCCTATGTCCTCAGCAGCTTGCTTAAGAATGCTTAAAGCTGCTACACGGTTTCTACTGTGCTTTTGATATTGGCTTTCGTAGCGCTGTAAACGCACCGCTAAATTTGCAATAGGGATTGCCTCAGGCTTACCCAAAAACATTTCGCGAGTTTTTTCAAAATCTTTTCTTAATTCTTCGCTCAGGTTCTCGCCTGCCCGTTTGGTCGGGTCGTATTTCTCACACTGCTGTTTAGTAACTTTTATCCCGTATTCTTGGTTGACGAGCTCAGCAGTTTCTGTGGGTGTATTAAATACGGCAAGTGAGCGAACTATAAAGAGTTTTACCTCTTTTTTTAGAGCCGCCATATCCTCAATCCTGTCAACCTACGTCAACCTAAATAGCCAAAAAAAAGAGCCTCAAGGCTCAGGTAATTACGCAGTTTCCACAACATTTCGAAATATCTAAATCAGAAACAAACGGCGGGTTTTTAGCGACTTCAATAAGCCGCTTAACGTTTTCATTTGCACCCCAGCGTTTAACAACACCGATAAACTCTTCCACATCGTGACCAGCTAAATAGTGCTTTGGTAATCCAGTATGATCACTGTAAATAATCTCACCGTCCGAGTCTCTCTCTACACCAATGTGATAAAGCTCATGTTCAAGCAAAGCACAGAACTCGCTATCGTTTGCCTTTTCACAAAAGCTTGCATCAATTGTGATTAAGTAAACTGGAACGAATCCGAACCAGTCGCGCATTTGCTGCTCTTGTCGGGCTTTCTTCCAGCCACCTTGTTGAAACATAACCTTTTCACATTGGCCAAGCACCATACGCTTAGCTCTGGTATAAGCAGAAGAAGCCCATGCGAAAGCCAAGAAACCCTCATTGTCATGAAGCATCTCAGCGATATGGTCGTGATCTGGATTATGTAAAGGTCCACCCAGCGTAAGAAAATTAGCAACTACCCATAGTTTTAAATCAGGTGCAGGTATTAAACGGAGTGCTTCCTCTTCTTCGGCCTGATCCATAAAATCAGTTGGAGGAAATGGTCTGATCTGATCCATTAAATATTTGCCTCTTTAAATTTTTAAGCCATTGGCTTGCGAAATGAGCTTGGATCTGTAATGGACCAGATTCATTAATCTTAAATCGTGGTGCTGCCTCTAACCGAACAACGGTATATCCCATTGATTCAGCAACATCGTAACGGTCCATACTCCACGCCTTTGTTGCCAGCTTGCCCTTTCGTCCACCTGACCAGGGACCGCCAGCAATTTCAACAAGAATACGATGTTCAATTAAATGAAAGTCAAATCTCCAATGCTTTGTTGATTTAAACTGGAATTTCTTTTCGTATTTAATTTCCAGATTGTCTAAAGCTTCAGTAAATTCTTCCTCTGCCTCTAAGTACTTTTGAGTAGCTTTAGGTAGCGGTCTGGATTTAGGCTTGTTTTTAGGTTCTTTTTTCCGAGTAAGCCAAAAGTATTCTGTAGAATCCATTATTCTCACCCATAAAAAAACCGCCCTAAGGCGGTGGCTAAACTCACAGGCAATATAGTATTACTTCTTAAAAGTTGCCTTATAAAGCTTTGAATTAAAGTAATCCGTAATTTCTTTACCTTCGGTTTGAATTTTTTCCTCATTTAAAGGTAAAAAATCTAATTCAGATTTCAAGCCCATATACTCTGGAATAAATTTCTTTATAGGCGGAGGTGGTTTAGGTCCACCTTCTGTAATTTTTTCGATAAATCCAGCTAACCATAAAATATACTCACCTTCTGAATTATGAGGAGGAATCAAACTCACATCTATTTTTACTTTACATTCATCTAATGGTCTACTGAACAATTCAACAAAATCAATAAAATTATATTTTAATTTAAATTCTGTTCCCTCAATTTCTCTGCGTATACATATCATAAGTAAGTTCATATTTTCAATACAGTCATGTGAAAACAATTCCTCATCTTTAATTTTGTTATAAATATTTTCCGCAAACATGAGATACTGTGGCAT